ATATTATATTATATTATATTATATTATATTATATTCCCCCTTAATTATATCATATTTTTATAATAAAATCAATTATATAAAAATTAATTTCTTCCTCTTCTGAAAACCCCAATATGTATGCGGCAATTGCATATAGGGAACTTTTTTCTGGGTCCGCTTCTAAAAAATAACCGAACATTTGTTTGGCAAACAAACATTTGTTCGTTAGCATAAATTTTTAATAATGTCAAAAGTAAAGTTGTTATGTAAACTGCGCGGCAGCCGATCAAAGTAAAATTAATCGAGGTTAAGTTTTGGGAAAACTAAGGTAAAGAAAAAAAGGCTGAAACGTACGGAAAAATCGCATATAGAGATTTTTGGACGGGGATACGGCCCAAGCTGATCGCTCGCGCCGCGATGAGAAGTTTTAGGATTATGTAACTCGAACAAATGTTCACTAATCGCCGCAAAAATTATGTAAAGGTATTATGTTAACCTAAATGCGGCCAGCCTCACCTGTAATTGGGCCGCCGAACAGATGTTTGGTTTACATAACAACTTACCTTGTCCAAGTTTACATAATCAGTTGCCGCACATCTGTTTGCTTTTTACTGTTGAAAAAAAAGCAAACCTTCGTTTGCTTTTACATCATTTTATGTAATGTATCTACTATTTCATTTTGTTCTGCTATTGAATTTGGTTTACATAAAAAGTTTATATCTGCTTTGGTTAATTTATACCATTCGCCATTAGGTCTAATTCTACAACCGCATTTTGTATAATAATTATGTAAAATTCTTTCATATTTTTCTATTATCTTTCTTTGATAGTGTGTGTATAACTTAATCACTTTTAATTCATTAGGGCAACCTGTTTGCAACTCTCCAAGTCTGCGGTTTAGGTCGTTTGTTATCCCTATTTTATACTCGTTTGTATCTCCATTTTGTAAAATATACATAATTTGCATTGGTTTTCTATTCATTTTTCATCAATTCCTTTCTTTTTAGTGTGCGGAAAGCCTATTTTTTAGGCTTTTCCGCTCTTTTTTGTATTAAATCAAGTTTGTAATTGTTATTATTTAAACTAAAAGTAATTAGTTTTTCTTTATTTTCCACTTTTATATTGCTTATTCCCTCAATTTCTGCTAGTTTTTGGTAGATTTCCGCAATTATCAAGGCTTTTGTTTCATTAGGTTTGCGTTCTCTTGTTGTCTTTTGGTTTTCCGCCTTACTTCTTACTACTATTTTATCTGCCTTGTTTTCTTTTGCTTTTTTGGTCAACCTCTCTACTTCCTCATTAGTAGTATAATCATTGTCATCAAGCCAAGTATCTATTGCCTCTTGCTCTGTTAGTTCTAGGGTTTCCATTAGTTTTTGAACCTCATCATCAGGAATATTGATTTCTTTACCTTTAAAATTATACTTCATACTTTCCAACTCCTCTCTACAATTATATTATACTACTTTTGATTTACTTTGTCAATACTTTTTTGAAAAAAATTTTTTTAGATAAGTTAGGGCGTTTCCGCCCTATTCTTATTCAGCTATTGTGAAAAATGATTTTTTCTTGTCAATTATTTTTGTTACTTCTTTGTTGCTAACTAATTTCCTAAACATAGCACTCAATTTTTGATTACTGTATTCAGCTAGTGTTTCGCTTTCTTTTTGTAGTTCGCTTATTGTAACGGCTTTACCTACTCTTGCAAGTTCGTCTTTGATTATTCCCATTAGTTCCTCGTGTTCAGCATTTACTTTTGTGTCTTTTGTTGCTCTTTTTTTGTTTAATAGTTCTAGTTCGTGTGTTAGATAGTTTACATAAATTTCATTTCCTTTTATTGCGTTGTCCTCTAACATCATTGATATAACGTCTTTTTTTGTTAATTTTGTAGTTTTTTCCATAATTACCACCTTTTACCTTTCTTTATTTAATTATTTACTTATGAACCTTCTCGGAGAGTTCTCAAGGTTTTTTACCTCTCTTTATGTATTTATTATATCATAAATACTTTTGCTTGTCAATACTTTTTTTAAATTTTGCGGAGATTTTTTTGTTATTCAAAAAGTATATTCTTTGCTATTTCCCTTACTGTAATTATATTATAACATACTTTTTTATGTTTGTCAATAGTTTTTTTAAAAAATCTTGACTAATTTTATTGACTGTTTTTTTTGTGCTTTTCTTTTGTTGTTATAATTATTATAACATCTTTTAATTAAAAAGTCAATAGCAAAAATAAAAAAAAATAAAAATGCGGCAACCGCCTGAGGCTCTAAGAATGCGACGAATCTCCTTGAGGCTCTAGGGTTTGCGGACACCCGCAGAACATTAACTTGATAAGAGAGAACATTTGTTCGGTAAAGGTATTATGTAAACTGAACAGATGTTTTGGGAAACAGATTATGTAAACCGAACACCTGTTTGCTAAACAAATTTTCGTAAAGGTATTATGTAAACTAAAATTCGGCCGGCTTCGCTGGTATGCGGGCCGGCGAACATTTGTTTGCTTTTTCTCTAGCCTTATTGCCGCAAGGGTTTTCAGCTTTTGTAGCGAACAAACAAACATTCGGTTTACATAACAACTTAACCCGAACAAATATTCGGTTGCCGCACACAAAAAAGTCTAGGGGCGGAACTTAATCAGCACCCCTAGGCCTCTTACTATTCAGCTATTGTAAAGAATGATTTTTTCTTGTCAATTATTTTTGTAATCTCGCCACTTTCAACTAGTTGTTTCATTAAAGCACTTAATTTTTGATTAGTATATTCAGCAAGAGTTTCAACCTCTTTTTGTAGTTCGCTTATTGTTACAGCTTTTCCTACTGTTGCAAGACCTTCAACGATTTGTGCTTTTATGTCCTCATTGGCTTTTTGATTAGCGGTTGGTTTGTTTGAACGGCTAGAACTTTTTTTGTCTAATAGTTCAATTTCGTGTGTTAAGAAGTTTACATAAGTTTCATTACTTTTGATAACTTCCTCTTTTAACATTGCGTTAATAACTTCTCTTTTTGTTACTTTTTTTACATTTTCCATAATAATCACCTTTTAACCTTTCTTTTTTTGTTCTCTTATGACCTACTTCCAAGAGTTACTAATTAGGTTTTTACCTCTTCCTTACTATGATTATATTATATCACTTTATCTTTTGTTTGTCAATAGGTTTTTCAAAATTTTTCAAAAAACTTTTTTGCTATTCAAGAAGTAATCTAGTTGTCTTTTTTCTTATTACATTATTATTATAACATACTTTTTTATGTTTGTCAATAGTTTTTTAAAAAATCTTGACTGATTTTATTTGATTTTTTCTTTACCTATCTTGTTTTGGTAATATCTACAAAATTTTTGGTTTTGCATTGCAAAATCTATTGCCCATTTGGTTGCGTTGCTTTCAAGAGGTAGTCGCAAGTAGAACTCATTAAATTGTTTTGCGTTTATTTTATTTTCTTTAAATAGTAGGCTTAAAAGTTCGTTATCTCTGTTGTAACTATCTTCGTCCCCGTCAAAAGTGAATAGATGCCCTACTTCGTGTAACACTCCTAGTATTAGGGTATTAAATTTACATTTTGGATTAAGTTCCTTTACATAATCTTTAAAAGTTTCAACATCTGTTTTATCTGTTTTATTGTTTACATAAATTGTATTATTATAAATGTCGCACTCTAAACATTTACCTTTTTTTACTTTTATTGTTTTATCAATTTTACGTACCATTTGTTTTACATAAAACATTTTTATTATATTCATAACTTTTTACTTCCTTTCCTTAACTTCTATAATTATTATACTACTTTATTTCTTATTTGTCAATACTTTTTTATCAATTTCTTTTTTTATTTCTTGTATTTCTTTTTTTGTTAATTCTTTTCCAACCTCTCCACTACAAAACATAATACCTTTATATTCCATTTTTATCAATTCCTTTCTTTCCTTATTTTCTATAATTATTATACTACTGTTTTATTAAAAAGTCAATAGATTTTTTAAAAAAATTATTACATTTGTGTTACATTATTTGCAATAGATTATGTAAACTGCGGCGGCAGTCGATCAATCCCGCTTGGCTCTAGGTCTTCAAGAGATCCCCTTGCGACTGTAGGGTTTCAGGAACCGCATGTCTGTTCGCCAATCAGATGTTCGCTGAAAAAATAATCAAAAGTCAAGTTATTATGTAAACCTCGGACTGCAGCGGCCGTACAGGTGTTCGTTCTGCAGGATCAGCGCCAGCAAACAAATGTTCGCATTTGAATCTTCTGCAGGAGGCGAACAAAAATTCGCTAGTCGGTGCCGCCGCACAAAAAAGAGGTTTACATAATCTCTAAACCTCTTCTATTATATTTTTAACTTTTATATCTTTTTTAGTAAAATAAACAGTTTGTTCTATTGTATAATACTTATTACATTTTGAGCAGTGCCACTCTTGTTTTTCTGATAGGTAGCCTTCTTGAAGGTTTCCATCTGTGTCAAAAGTGTTTTCCCATTCTAATTTGTTTCCACATCTACAAGTAAACATAATTACAACCCCCTTTTTATTTTTAAATTACAACCCCTTTAAGTTCTGCTAATTGTCTAATTGCTAGCCCTTGCCATTTTCCTGTTGAGTTATCAGCGACTTTTGTTAATCTTTTAATGCCTACCCCTCCAACTGTTTCCCATTCTACAAGATTTTTAGTGTAGTCATCTAGTAAATAACTGTTTCCGTTTATTTCTAACCCTTTACTTTTTAGATATTCGGCTTTATTATCTCCACACCTACAAATCAATCTGTTTGCTATTGGTATATTGTAAAGATATTTTTCTATCCATTCCATTTTATCATTATCAGCTTGTGTGTTAGGACTTGCGGAAATTATGTAAACGTTTCCGCCTTTTGCTAGTTCGTTTATTAGTTCTATTCCTTTGTATGCTCCTAGTCTAGCAAAAAAGCCTTTTTCTGTTGCAAATCTTTGTAGTGCGTTCCTTACATTAAATTTTGCGACTGTTCCGTCTAAGTCTAAAAATATTTTTTTCATAACTCTTTTACTTCCTTTCCTTAACTTCTATAATTATTATACTACTGTTTTATTAAAAAGTCAATACTTTTTTTAAAAAAAAGTTGCTTTTTTAGGTAACTTTTTTATTAGGTATTCTCCAACACATTCTATTGATTTTTTTGTTTATACTTTTATGACTTCTAAAACATCTTGCTAGTATCTGACTTTCTACAATGGCGTCTGCAAGTCCTGTGTGTTCTTCTTGAAAGTCTGTTTGTTCACAATAGCCAAACACTCTTTCGGCGTTAGTTATTAAATTATTATTTGCGTTTCTTACATTTTCCCATTGAAAAGTTTTTTGTAAGCAAAGTATTTGACAAGCAATGTGCCAAATATCGCAAACTTGTGTTCCGTAAGGGAAAAACCAACGGCAACCGCTCCCGCTTAAGTATCTAACTGTATTATTTAAAGTGGTGTAGTCAAAATTAGCATTGTATGCGTACACTTCTGTAATTCCAAAAAATTCCATTGCTTTTTTTATTCTTTTTCTTGCTTCCCAAATACTAATTTTTTCCATTTTTCCTTTTACTAATCTATTATAATAAATAGGTAACTTTTTATTGTAGTAAGCACTTGACATTAATTCCTTCCAGTCAAATATTTCTTTTATTGCGAACGAACGTTTGCAATAGATATTTCCTTGTTTATCACAAACTACAAACCCTATATCATAAACTAAACCATCGTTATATTTACTTCCTGTGTTACTGTTTGCGGTTTCTACATCTAAAACCATTAAATATTTTTTTCTTTTATCAACTTTCATTTTAATACCCTCTTTCCTTAACTCTGATATTATTATACACCCGTTTAATTACTTTGTCAATAGTTTTTTAAAAAAATTTTTTTTATTTTTTATTTATTTTTGTAAGTTATTATGTAAACTGCGGCAATCCTTACAGCGCCAAGGCTTTGCGGCGATCCCTTAGAGCCATGCGGGTTTCAGGAATAGAACAAACGTTCAGTAAATTAAACAAGCGTTTGCAAATTATGTAAACCTATTATGTTAACTAAAATTCGGCTCGACACGGCCCACGCCGAGCCGACCAAATGTTTGGTGTTTGGTTTACATAATGTTTCTCTAACTTTTATTTTAGTGAACAAACATTCGTTTGCTTCTAAGAAAAAAAAGACTACGGTCAAGGGTTACATAACCCTGCCACCGCTAATCACACTCACTTACTAACTTAAGTACACTTATTATTCCTACTATTGCTATTACTACAAAAGCCCAAATGTGTGTTTCTGCATAGCTTACTATTGTTCCTACTATCCAAAAGAAGCCTATCACTAAACCCGCTCCAATTATTCCCTCTAATATTAGCAACACTAACTTTCCTATTAAATACTCTACTAAATTTTTATTATTCATTCTAACTCTTTTCATAACTTCTTTACTTCCTTCCTCTCTTAACTTGATTACATTATATCACTTTTACTATTGCCTGTCAAGTGTTTTATTAAATATTTTTTATTATTCTTATGTAAAATACTTTATCAATACAATAATGGTTTGCTCCCTTATGTTCTTCTTTGTCTAGCTCTTTTATTAGTTGTGTCAATAGCTTATTGTCAATACAGTCTAATTGATTACTTACATACAATAACAACGTTTTACTTATTTCAAAGTATGAGGTCTTTATTGCTCCTCTTACTCTTAACCTTCTTATTAATCGTTTTAATTCTTCTTTCATACTTCTCAACCTCTCTTTCTATTGTTATTGTATCACATTTGACACATTGTGTCAAGTGTTTTCTTTCTTTTCTTTTCTCTTCTCTTCTTTTCGATGTACTTAATTAAGTTTATTTTGTGGCGTAGTTCTTCTTGTTTCTTAATTTCTACTAGGTCATACTCTCTTACTTTTATCTTGGTGTACCCCTCTTTTATTAATTCGCTAGGTGTTAGGTATCTCACGCGTCCTATTTCTTCTATTGCTTTTTTTTGTACTTCTGCTTTGTGTGAATTATAATAATTCATACTTTCAACCTCAACTATTGTACTTACTGGCTTGTATTTATTGTCTTTGTGAAATAGTGTTACTTGTAACTTCATCACTTCATTACCTCTCTTTCTTACTATAACTATTATACTATACTTTGCTTGTTTTGTCAATAGCTTTGCACTAATTTCTTTAGTTAAACATTTGTTTGTTTACTTGTTTAGTTAAACGTTTGTTTGCCTGTTTAGCCAGTCAGTGTCCACTTGCTGGTAAGTTGTTATGTCAACTGCGGCAACCGCTCATCTGTTCGCTTAGACTTGGTTAAGTTATTATGTAAACCTTGGTTGGTAGCTACTAGAACCCTACTGCCGCAAGACTTTCAGAAGAAGAACATCTGTTCGCTTTAGTTATGGGATGCGAAGCAATTATGTAAACTATCCCATTCCTGAGAAAAAATACCCGAACGGGTGTTCGCTTTAAAAATGCGGCTGGCTATGGTGGTCTGCGTGCCGAGCAGCTGCTACTTTGCTTAATTAATGAGTTGTGTTGCTTTTGATATGACTACAATATTATCTCTCTCTTTTTGTCTTACTAGTTCTATCTTGATGCTTCCTTGTATTCATGTATTATCATCTTTCTTGACCAATTTAATCTAATGAGTTGTTAGCTATGTTATCTCTCTTCTTACTCGTCTATCTAGTAATGTACTACTTACCTTGTCTTATCTATTATAGGTACCCCCGGTTGCGCTCTAATGCGCTCGCGTTGAGAAGCGGTCAGGTACGCAACGTATGTTGCTGCTTTCTTACTACGAGAATTCTAAAATTATTTGACGGGGGGCTAGGTTTTGGGATTTTTAAAAAATGAAAATGAAAAAATGGTATTTCCTCGACCTTTCTTCGACTAAATAATTTTTTCATTTTCATTTTTTAGTTGAACGATTTTTTATTCTCATTAAATTTTTCCCTCTCTCAATCTTTTTCCATAATTTCTAGGTTTCTTTCTCCACATTATTTCGTATAACCCCCTCTTTGCAATCTTTTTTGCATCTGGAATTAACTTATCTGGTATTCTTACTCTTTTCATAATTATTCCTCCTTTTTTCTTTTCTTATATATATTATATCATTTTTTATAAAAATTATCAATTAATTAATCAATTGCCGCACTTGACAAAAAATATTTTTTGTGGTATAATCAATACAGAACAAGGACAAGAAGGGAGTATTTTTAATGGAAAAATCAATTAAATTAGATTATACAATAAAAAGTCCAGAAGAGCGTAGCACTTTTGTTCAGCATTTAATAGAAAATACCCCACCAGAACAATTTAATGAAAAATATGTAGAAATATTAACAGATTATATAATTTTTGCAATGGATAAAAAAGAAAGAAAAGAAAGAAAAATATTAACAGAAAATAGAATGGTGACAGTAAACAAAAGAGAGACTTCTTATCAAGGATTAGCGGAAAAATTTGAGAATGGTGAAGATGGCATTTCTAATCTTATCCATGAAGATAAAAACACAATCTTAACTCCAAAAGTATCTATTACAGAACAAGATATTGCGGAGATCCAGCCTCTTAAGGATCTAAGAGATGCGATTGAGGTTGTCAAAAAACAAGAGCAGGCGGCAACAGGTAAGCGCAAATATTTACTTAAAAAGCAAATTATTGAAATGTGTCAACAACAATACACAATTAAAAATGAATATAAGCCTCCTATTTATGGGGCGGGAACAGCTAAAAGTTTAGTTCGTTCAGATTTATCAGATAAAATAAGTATTGCCGCAAATGGAGAACCTCAAAACGACGGGCTAGTATCATTTTTCAACCCTAAACATATATCTGCGCTATTATGCAACTACTCAGATCTTAAAGAAGAAGCATACGGTAATTTTGTAAATGATGGCTACTATATGATGGAAGACTTAGATAACTTAATAGAGAAAACTCTAAAAGATGAATATCCTTTATACTATGACCTATTGATATATAAAATTGATGGCCGCCAGAATGCGGAAATCCAATTATTAATAGATGCTAAATATGGAATTAAACATTCTGTAGAGTATATATCTTCTCTTTGGCGCAATAAAATTCCTAGATTAATTGCGGAGCAGGCCAAAAAAGATTACTTAATGTGGTATTATACTAATAAAGAATATGGAGTATGGAAAAAATGTTCTAAATGCGGCGAAATTAAATTGGCGCATAATTATTTCTTCTCAATAAACAAGACAAGTAAAGATGGCTATTATAGCATCTGTAAAGCTTGTCGAAATGCAAAAAATAAAAATAAGAACAAAAAGGAGGAATAGCAATGGATTACTATTGTGAAAAATGCGGCAGAACCTTAAAAGAATCTGAATTTTACACCTATAAGACAGGCGGTAAGGTAGAATTGTGTAAGAAATGTTTGACTATGCATATTAATAACTTTGACCCGGAGACTTTCTTATGGATTTTAGAAAAAATGGATGTCCCATATGTTCCTTCTGAATGGAATGTATTGCGCGACCGCGCCTATGCAAAAGACCCTACAAAAATGAATGGAATGTCTGTAATAGGTAAATATTTTTCCAAGATGAAATTAAAGCAATGGAAAGAGTATGGGTGGGCCGATTCTGAAAAACTACAGGCTCTAGATGAAGAAAAGAAAAAAACTGCAGTTATACATAATGAATTGGCGCAAATGGATTTGGAACAACGTTATGCAAATGGAGAAATTTCAGAAGCAGAATACAAAACTCTTGCGGCAACCCCTCTACAGGAAGCAAACCAGGTCCCTGGAGTTCTTATAGGCAGCGTAGGGGAGAATAATCCATTTAATGAAGCAATGTTTATAAGACAAGAAGATTTACCAGATCCTGCCGCAGATTTAACAGAAGATGATAAAACTTACTTGGCAATGAAATGGGGTAGAATGTATAAACCTAACGAGTGGGTTGAACTGGAACAAAGTTATACAGATATGATGAATTCCTTTGATATCCAAGATGCTGATACCCTTAATACATTAATTTTTATTTGTAAAACTAAATTAAAAATGAATCAAGCTCTTGATACAGGAGATATAGAAGGCTTTCAAAAACTTTCTAAGGTATATAATGACTTAAGAAAAACAGCTAAATTAACAGCTGCGCAAAATAAAGAAGAAAAGAAAGATTTCGTTGATTGCGTTGGAAATTTAGTTGCCTATTGCGAGAGAGAGGGGGGCGCAATCCCTAAATATGATTTACAAGTTAATCTAGATATAGTTGATGCTGTTGTAAAAGATATGCAACAATATACGAGAGAATTAATTTATGAAGATAAAGCATTGGCGCAACAAATAGAGAATTACTTAAGAAAAAGAGAAATTACAGAACAACAAAAGAAGGATAAACAAGAAGCAAAAGCTCAAGGATTTGATCATGTTCAGCTAACTGATGCTGATCATCAAGAATATTACGACGCGATTCAAGAGGACCGAGAAAAAGATAAGAATATAACAGATGGAGATGATAACGAATGAGTTTACAAGCTTTATTAGATTTATCTCAAACAAAAGGAATGAAAAAAATAGGGATTTCAGAAGAGAGATTGCAACAACAGTTGCCTCATTTAAGACATCTCATTTCTTTTTATAGAGAATATCCTGATTTATTGATTGATGACATCAAAGGTCCGGATTGTAAGTTTAAATTCTATTTTTATCAAAGGATTTTTATTAGGATAGTTATGAGAAAAAGATATGTTTATGCAACTTTCCCTCGTGCCTATTCCAAATCCTTCTTATCTATGATGGTTTTAATGCTTAGAAGTATCCTTTATCCAGGATCACACTTATTTGTTACTACTGGAGGAAAGGAACAGGCGGCAAGCATTACCGTAGCTAAAATAGAAGAAATTTGTAAACTAATTCCCGCACTCTATAATGAAATTAACTGGGAGCGTGGAGTTTCTAAAAAATCAAAAAATGACGCAAAGTATGTCTTTAAAAATGGTTCTTCTATTGATGTTTTGGCGGCAATGGAAAGTTCAAGAGGTCAACGTAGGACAGGACGGCCTTATGGAAGAATGTGTTCTGATTGACCAAACTGCTTTAAATGAAATTATCATTCCTACTACCAATATTGATAGATTGTTGCCAGATGGTACAATGGATAGAAAAGAGATTGTTAATAAATCCCAAATCTACATTACGACTGCAGGCTGGAAGAATTCTTTCGCTTACGAAAAGCTAATTGAGCTATTGATTCGCTCTATTATTGAGCCAGATGAAGTAGCTGTCTTAGGAGGATCTTATGAAACTCCTGTAATTGAAGGCTTACTAAGTGAAGATTTCGTAGATCAACTAAAACTAGATGGAACTTATAATGAGGATTCTTTTGACAGAGAGTATAAAAGTAGATGGAGCGGAGATGCGCAAAATGCATTCTTTTCATCAGAAAAGTTTGATAAGCACAGAATATTATTGCAACCAGAATATGAAGCAAGTGGCCGCAGTAGTAAATCTGCATATTATGTACTTGGAGTCGATGTTGGACGTTTTAAATGTACAACCGAGGTCTGCATTTTTAAAGTGACGCCGCAAGTCCAAGGGGCCGCATTAAAGACTTTAGTTAATTTATATACATATGAAGCTGAAGATTTTGAGGTTCAAGCTATTAATGTTAAGAGATTATTTTATAAATATCAGGCTAGACAAGTTGCTATTGATGCTAACGGTGTCGGAGCGGGTTTTGTAGATTTCATGACAAAAACTCAGATAGATCCTGATACAGGAGATGTCTTAAGAGCATTTGGAGTATCAGACGGAACCGCAGAAGATACACTAGAACAATATAGAAAGATTAGAGGCCCAGAAGTAGAGGAAGATGCTATGTATTTAATAAAAGCAAATGCGCCAATTAATACAGAAGCATACTCTTATGTACAAACTCAAATGTATAGCGGAAAAATTAAATTTTTAATAGATGAACAAAGCGCAAAAATTAAATATATGTCAACAAAAGTAGGACAAAATGCAACTCCAGAGGAAAGAAACGCACATTTACAACCTTTTGTTATGACAACAATTTTAAAGGAACAAATGATGAATCTGGCCGAAGAGACAGAAGGAGTTAATATTATATTAAAGCAGTCTAATAGAAGCATTAAGAAAGATAAGTTTTCTGCTTTTATGTATGGTTTATATTATATAAAACAAGAAGAAGATAAAAAAAGAAAGAAAAAGAAAAGAAATATTCAAGATATGATGTTTTTTTCTTAATACAGTTGGGCAAAGATGAGATATATGATTAGGAATAAAATAATATATTTGTAGAGAAAGACTTAGTATATAAAGGAGGTTCTTATGCGATCAAGCAGAGGAGAAATCAAAATTGCGGATATCTTATATCAAGCAGGATTAAATTTTCAAGAAGAATATTCTTTTCCTGACCTAGTAAGTACATCTGGTAGACCCTTACGTTTTGATTTTGCTGTTTTTGATGATAATGGGGATTTGGATTTCTTAATAGAATATCAAGGAATTCAACATTATGAAGCAAAAAGTAAATTTGGAGGAGCCTCAGGTTTAAGAAAACAACAATATAATGATATGCAAAAGAGAGAATATTGCCGCAAGCATAATATTACTTTATTAGCTATTCCTTATTATGATGAAGGAAGAGTTGATTATGATTATATTATGAACGCTTATTATCTATTAAGCGGCAATTAATTTCTTTATGTAGGTATATACTAAAATAGTAGAGAAAGGTAAGGTGTCAACAATTTTGATTAATAGAAAAGAAGAAATAAAGAAAAAAGGTTTCACCATGAACCTTGCTACTGATAATGACACCCAAGATATTTATGCTCAAGCATACAATACTATTGACTTTTCTAAAATAAGAGTTGGCGCAAGGACTTTAGAGGATGCAACTCTAGAATTAAGTACATTTAGAAAAGAAAATCCTCGTTTAGCCGACAAAAAAGCAATTTTACAGGCTATGGATAGAGGAGATAATAAATTTTTAAGAGAAGTATCTAATTATTTTTACAGAACAAGTGGTATTTATAATAGACTATGTCGATACATGGCTTATATGTATAGATATGATTGGATGATTACACCTTATATAAATGCCGATAATGTTAGAGATGATAAAGTTCTAAATGTTTTTCAGCAAGCCGTCACATTTTTAGATGATTTTGGAGTCAAACGTTTTTGTGGAGAGGCCGCACTTAAAGTTATGAAAAATGGTTGTTATTATGGCTATTTGGTATCAGAAGGAAACCAAATTCAAGTGCAGGAGCTCGACCCTAACTATTGTCGTTCTAGATTTATAGTAAATGGGAGACCCGCAGTAGAATTTAACATGAAATGGTTTGATGATTATTTTCCAGATGCTAACTCAAAAATGAAAATGTTAAAACTTTTTCCTAAAGATTTTAGAAAAGGATATATAATGTATAAGGAAGGTAAATTGCCTCCTCAATTTGCTGGAGATACATCTGGCTGGTACTTATTAGAACCAAATAATGTAATTAAATTTAATATTAATGGAGATGATTTTCCAATGATGATTGCAGTTATTCCTGCAATTATAGATTTGGATGGCGCACAAGAATTAGATAGAAAGAAAATGGCACAGAAATTGTTAAAAATAATAATTCAAAAAATGCCTGTTGATAAAAATGGAGATCTAGTTTTTGATGTTGATGAAGCGCAAGCTTTACACAATAATGCGGTAAGAATGCTAGGTAAAGCAATTGGGATAGACGTCTTAACTACTTTCGCTGATGTTACTGTTGAAGATATGTCAGATACGAGTACAACAACTACTGTGGATGAATTAGAAAAAGTAGAGAGGACTGTATATAATGAAGCAGGTGTTTCTCAAATGCAATTTAATACAGATGGAAATATTGCATTAGAGAAGTCTATCTTAAATGATGCTGCGGCAATGTATAATTTATTGATTCAATTTGAAGCTTTTTTAAATGATTTGTTAAAACCTTTTAATAAATCTCCAAAGAAAATCAAATTGCAAGCGCAAATTCTTACTACAACTATTTATAATTATCAAGATATGGCTAAATTGTATAAAGAGCAAACACAACTAGGATATTCAAAGATGCTACCACAGATAGCGCTAGGACAATCCCAAAGCTCTGTACTAGCTAATGCATATTTTGAAAATGATATATTAGATTTAGTTAACTTATTTATTCCACCAATGATGTCTAGCACAATGAATGGAGATACTTTACAAAATCTTAAAAATCAAAGTGGAGATAGTGGTTCTGAAGGAGGACGTCCTGAAAAATCAGATGACGAGAAATCAACAAAAACTATTCAAAATAAGGAAAGTCAAAGTTAAAACTTGGACAGAAGAAAATAAATAAGATTCACATAAAATTATATAAGTATAGATTTTAAGTGAGATTATAGAAAGGAAGAATATCAATATGCACCAATCTATAGCAACGATAGATTCACCAGAATTTATTAATTTACAACCTCTAGATATTAATCCTTTAATGTCTCGTTGTGAGATAAAAGTTTTATATCTTGGAGAAAATAGAAATCATAGCTATATTACTAAAGAAGTAGCAAGTGATATGGCGAAAACATTAAGAGGTGCGCCTATTGTAGGATACTATAAAGAAGAAAAAGAAGATTTTGCAGACCATGGAGAGCGAGTTATTTTTGATGATGAAGGTATCAAATTTGAATGCTTAACAAAGCCTTATGGTTTTGTTGATCCTAATTCTAAGGTATGGTTCCAAAAATTTGAAGATACAGATGATTTTGGAAACAAAACTGAAAGAGAATATCTAATGGCTACAGGTTTTCTATGGACAGAGCAATATGAAGAATGTAAATCTGCTATTGAGCAAGGGAAAAATCAATCTATGGAATTAGATGAGGAGTCTTTAGATGGACATTGGTCAACAAATAATAAAACAGGTATGGATTTTTTCATAATAAATGATGCAATATTTTCTAAATTATGTATTTTGGGTGATGATGTAGAGCCATGTTTCGAAGGAGCAAGAGTTACTGCACCAGAAGTTAGCACTTCATTCTCAAAAGTAGATGATACTTTTAAGAAAACATTGTATACTATGATGCAAGAATTAAGGTTTGCATTAGAAGGAGGACAATCAAATATGGATTTAGATAATAAAGAAACTGAAAATGTTGAAGAAGTTGTAGCTCCTGAAGAGGAAGTTATTACAGAAAACAACAATGAAGAAATAGTAGAAGAAAACAGTGACAAAACTGAACAAACTATTTCAACAGAAAATCAAGAATCTATAGAAGCTCAATCTGAAGAAAGTTCTTTTGCTAAAAAAGAAGAGGATGAAGATGATTCTGAATCAGATTCAGACGAAGAAGCAAAAGAAGAAGAAGATGAGGACGAAGACAAAAATAAAAAGTATTCATTGTTAGAACAATCTTATAGTGAATTACAAACAAAATTTAATGCTCTTGAAGCTGAATACAAATCTTTAGTAGATTTTAAAAATCAAATTGAGAATGAAAAGAAAGACGCATTAATTAATAACTTCTATATGTTAACAGATGAAGACAAAGCAGATGTTATCGCTAATAAAGAAAAGTATTCTTTAGATGAAATAGAAGCTAAATTGTCAGTAATTTGCGTTCGCAAAAAAGTAAATTTTGATTTAGATGAAGATGATGCTTCTAAAGATAATAAAAATGATGTAGATGCTAGTATAATGACATATTCATTAGATACTGACAGCGTTTCTACACCTGCGTGGATTTCTGCTTTAAAGAAAACACAAAAAGATAGAAAAGAAAACTAAAATAAAGGAGGATACTCAGAACTATGATAAGAATTGGTTTTGGTCAAGTTGAACCTAATCATCTATCAGCTCAAAGAACAGGTCAAATCTATGCTCAATTACCAGCAAACTCTGATATAGCAGTTCTAGAAAATGGACAATATGTAAAATATGATTATGCTAACGGAGAAGTTAATTACACTGGCGAAGGCGAATGGATGATGGTATTTAACGAAGTAAAATTATATGATGATAGATGGAGAGAATCATATAAAGATTTCGCTATGGTAAAAGATAATTATACAGAAGGTAGCGATACTATTACTCATGGTGGAGTAGGTCCATTAAAAGGACAAATGGTTCCAAGAGTAATAAAAACAAATATCGGTGATATTTATACAACAAACTGCTTAGAAAAAGCAAATACAGATGGAAAATCTCAAATTACTATGACAGATTATGCTGTTGGAGATAAATTAGCTCCTAATTCAGAAGGATATTTAGCAGCCGCAGACGATGATGCTACAATGATCTGGCAAGTAGTAAAAGTTTATACATTAGCTGACGGTCAAGCAGCCGTTAAGGTAATGAGAATTGCGTAAGAGGGAGGATAGAAGAGAATGAGTTTAAATAAAACAGATTTAGTAAAATTAGCTAAAGTAGTTGCTAACGCAAACCCAGCTTCTCAAGTTGCCTACTCTTATGGAGAAGACAAATTTAGTTATGCTGAACTTAATGAAACATTGAGAAACGAATTAAGAGAATTAGCAGGTACTTATTCATTATATAGAGAAAATAAAAATACAATCTTCGAATTAATCGAAGAAACTATTGATGACGTATTACCTAGAAAAGTTTTAGAACAATACGGACAATTTGCAGAAATAAAAACATTTGCTCAAGGAGATAAACCAGTATTCACACAAAAAATCACAACAGCTGCAAAAAGAAGAGCAAAACAATTTATTACAAAAGTTGGATTAGCTGGAATCTACGAAGTATTCAAACTAGATGGAAAAAGCTATGAAGTTCCAACAAGTGCTTTCGGTGGAGCTGCTCAAATAGGATTTGAAGAATTTCTAGACGGAAGAGTAGATTTTGCTGACGTACTAGACATCGTTATGCAAGGTTTAGATGAATGTGTTTATATGGAAATCGAAAGAGCTTTAAAAGGAGCTGTAACAAACTTACAAGCTGCTAATAAAGTAACAGGAACATCTTTCGTAGAATCTGATATGGATAAATTAATTTCAATTGCTGATTCTTATGGTCAAGCTACTATTTACTGTACTTATGAATTCGCTGCAACTATGGTTCCAGCTGAAGGATGGGTTTCAGATAATATGAAGGACCAAAAATGGAATAATGGTTACTTAGCTAACTACAAAGGACATAGAGTAATTGTATTACCTCAATCATATGAAGATGAAACAAATACAACAAAAGTAATTGATCCTGCATATGCTTGGATTATTCCTACTGGCGGAAATGATAAACCTGTTAAAGTTGCTTTTGAAGGTCAAACAATTGTTAAAGATTGGGATAACAAAGACTTATCAAAAGAAGTACAAGTTTACAAAAAAATGGGTGTAGCTGCAATAATCACAAACAATATTTGTGTATATGTAAATACATCTTTATCATAAATAGATTAGGAGGAGTATCAAGCATTAATTAATTAATGCTTATTCCTCCATTTTTTTTGTAGGGTTTCTTACAAAATATAAGGAGAGAAAAGGAGTTTAAAATATTATGTTAGAAAATAATACTATTATTAAAGTTAAAAATAGGGATAATGGTACTGTAGGGTATGTTATTCCGGATTTAGGAAACTTACATCGTAGTTTCCAACCTCATGAAGAGAAAGATATTTCTTATGAGGAGTTAAAGAAATTATCATATTTACCTGGCGGAAATGTTATATTAAAAGACTATCTTATCATTGAAAATGAAGATGCTGTAGCTGAGTTACTTGGGGAAGTAGAACCAGAATATAATTATACTGAAGAAGATATAAAAAATATTTTAGAAAGAGGCTCTGTAGATCAATTGCTTGATGCATTAGACTTTGCCCCATCTGGAGTTATCGATCTAATAAAAGATATGGCCGTAAAAATAGAACTTAATGATGTAAGAAAAAGAGAAGCTATATTGCAAAAGACTGGATTTAATGTAACTAGTGCAATTGAGATTAATAAAGAAACTGCGGAAACCAGCTCTGAAGCTACACAGACTAGACGTACTACTCCTATAACCGAGACTGCCGCATCAAAAGAGAGGAGAACTGGAAATATAATAATTCCTAAAAAGAAATAATAAGATAATGGAGGTGTAATATGAGTACAAGTAATACTACACCTTTCTCTATTGTCTATGATAGTTTTTTATCAAAAATAACAGATGATATGTATATGGAACTAACTGAATTAGATACTTTTAGACTATTAGAAGAGTTATTATTAGCGGCTATTCATAAATTTGAATTTCCTAGAGTAAATTTAAATAGCTATGAAGTAGAGGGTATGGTTGATGAAGGAACTTATTCAGGAGTAGAATCAAACGGCGTCGAATGCGTTGTCTATATTTATTCAGATGGTTATTTTAATAATGAATTGACAGCGGAAGAAATTAATATTCTTTCTACTTATATGATAGTGGAATGGATAGGACAGCAACTAGCTTCAGTTGAGAACACACGAATGAAGTATAGCGGAAGTGATTTCAAATTTACTTCTCAGGCTAATCATATGCAAAAGCTATTAACAATCAAAAAAGATTATGAACGTGAAGGTTTTCATCTTCAACGTCTTTACAAGAGAAGAAAAGCTGATATTAATGGTGTTATGCATTCTACTTTTGGTCAAATTATTGAACCTCCAGAGGAGGCTGTTTATAATGAAGATTAAATATGAAAGTGAAATTAGTAATGAAGCTATTAATGCAAATTTGAAACGACTTACGAATCAAATTTATAAATTACTTCCTAATAGAGAAGAAGGTATAGAATGGGAAGCTCCTCTAAGGACTATATTAGAAGAGTTTTCGGGAATGGATAGATTGCTTATCGACCAGCATGAAATTCTATTTTCCTTATTATGTAAATTAGAAGGACTATTTACACTAAAAGAAGAAAAAGATTTTTTTGACTATAGAAGGACTATTTTCGAATGTCTTACTTTAGTGAATAGTTTAATGAAGATATGTCAGGATTAGATACTCTTAATCAGAGATTACAATATCAAGGCGGAAATCAAGAAGGTCGATTTATTAATGATAAGGCTAGGAGTCTGAACAAGGCTTTGTTATATTCTTATCAAGCGGAGACTGCGGTATTAGCCGACGGCCGCGAATTTAGATGTCTTATTAATCCTGATAAATTAAAAAATGATTATGAAGATAAAATTATTTCTATTCCATTTAGAGATATATGTTTAAATAAAACAAAAAGCACAAATACAACTTCAGATGGACTTGAAGAAATTGGAATGAAAGCTGGAGATGTCTTCGAATGGAAAGAAACAAATACTTATTGGCTAGTCTATCTACAAAGATTAGAAGAAAATGCTTACTTCAGAGCAGAAATTCGTAAATGCAGTTATGAGTTAACAATAGATGATGACCATACATATAAAATTTACTTATGCGGGCCAGCAGAAAGTTCTATTGTTTGGCATACTAAAAAGAACATGAAAGGTTCTGGAATAACATGGAATGATTTGAATTATGATTTAACAATGTATATAACTAAAGATGAGACTACATTAGATTTTCTTCATAGGTTTACATTGTTAAAAATTAATGGCAAGCAATATGAAGTTCAAGCTGTTGATAATATCAGTGTAGAAGGAGTTATTGAAGTAGCGCTAAAAGAATACTATACTAATGAAATTCAAGATTTAGTAGAGGAGTCTAAGTCAGAATCTGAAGAAGAGGAAGAAACAAAAGAAATATATATTTCTGGAAACAAAAACGTTTATCCTTACGAAGAGTATGAATATACAATTGTGGGGGCAAGCGATGGAGAATGGTCAGTAAGTAATAAACAAGCTATTATTCAAAGCCAAGATGCGGAAAAGGTAACTCTTACTATTGTAAGCGGCCGCAGCGGAAACTTTGATTTAATATATAAATATAATGAAGAAGAAGTAGTATTAAATATTACTATTGATTCTTTGTAGAAAGATATAAAAGGAGTATATAGATGAAGCGTGATGTGATAATACCGCCATCAAAGTTTAATTCATCTTTCTTATCTTGTCAAAAAGATATAGAAACTATATTAAGAAAATTATTAGTGGAAAGTAAACCTTATAGTGACTACTTAAAGAGGTTACTTATTATTAATACAGCTGATTGTTTAGATACCACAAATACTATTTACAATGAGCAAATAAAAAAATCATTAAAAGAAATGATAGATGAAGGTTACATATCTTTCATCCCTAAAATCAGATTTTATGAACATGAAAAGGTGAAAGCATATCTAGTAATTTCTTTTGATAATTTTTATACTAATGGTTCAAATCCATACTATAGAGATTGCACAGTCAATTTTGATATTATTTGTCATACTGATTATTGGAATATAGGTGATTATCAAGTTAGACCGCTAAAAATTGCAGGCTATATAGATGGAATCTTAGATGAATGTAAACTTTCTGGAATAGGAACTTTTAATTTTTTAGGATGTAATCAATTATTATTGAATGAGGATTTGTCCGGATACACGTTATCTTATAGAGCTGTCCATGGCAATGATGACAACTTGCCTCCTAGAGAAATGGAATAATGATAGGAGAATTATTGCTTCTATCTGGAAACGACATTCCATTTCCAGGAGCAAGTATTACAATACATCAACCTACAATTGATGAAATTTCATATGTGGGAGAAGAGAATTTTTATACAGGATGCGAATTTCTTAGATTCTCAAAAGACAGTTTAAGTGATGAGGACAAAATACATTTAGAAAGTTATACAAATTTTGATGTATTAATGTCAATAATGAGAGAACAGAATATTACCGTATTAAAAAATAAAGCTTGCGTTTTATTAGTTTTATCATTAATATTTCCTAAATATAAAGTTGAATTTAATAATGCTATTATTCTTTCTAAAGAGGAAGAAGAGAAGCCTCATATTATTAATAATCAAAACTTTGAAGCTTTTTTAGAAATATTAAACGAGATGTTTTGTTTAAAGACTAGCGTTGATAATAAATATAACCCAAGTGGAAATTTAGCAAATAGGATTGCTAATAAATTAAAGAAACGTCATCAAAAGTTAAATGAAAAGGAAGGCAATAAACCAGAAAAGGTAGCTATTATTTCTAGATACGTTTCAATATTAGCAGTAGGACAGCAAAAAGATATAAATTCTTTTAAGCAGTATACTGTTTATCAATTATTTGATGAGTTTAAGCGATATGAATTGAAGTTAAATTGGGAAATTTATCTTCAAGCAAAAAGATATTCTGACAATAAAGTAAATGAAAAAGAAATGCAGAATTTTGTTGGTGCGCTTGGTTGTTCAACTGTTCACAAAGGGGTTTTTATAACCACAAGTTTCTTTG